ATGTTGGCATAATATTTGAATTACTACTTCGTTGTGTTTCGGCACGTCTAATAGAGGGTAATGAGAAAAGTGCGCAATCAGCATTAGATATCATATCAAAGTATTTTGACAAAGAATCTGAACTCTATAGAGAATTTAGATTGTTTAATGCTCTTGCTAAATCAACAGTTAGTGATACTGCTGTAGCAGCGGGTATTCTATCTGAAGCAAAACAAGCTGCAAGAAGATGCGATGCCAAAAAGCTTGATATAGAAAAGTCTCGCCTAATTAAAGAAATTAATCATAGTTTAGATGACCCAACGTTTTATCATAGAAGAGTATCAGACTATACAGTTTATGCAACCATTCAAACTTTATTAAATGACTGGCGTGCAAAAGATCGTTCTGATCTAACAAGAACTATTCAGTATGAGACTAAAATTGTTGACTGGCTGTTAAAAGAAAAAGTTGATGATGTCATAGAAGAACATGTCAGTCCAGATGTTGACGCTTTAGTTGTCAAAATTCTGACAGAAAAATTTAATCAAGCTTACCAGAAAGTACTTAATGATGAACAAAAAAATATTGTCAGACTTTACGCACTTTCAATGTCTTCTGATGAAGGCGAAAAAATAAAAGAAAAGCTTGAAAAACTAAAAGAGAACACGCTAAATGAAATAGAACAATACTTTCTAAAAGAAGACAACAAAATTCTGTTAGAAAAAGTTGAAGCTATTAGAAAGCTAATCGTAAGTGAAAATATTGAAAATGTTTGTGATGAAACTATTTCAAGATTTCTTGTGATTTCTCAACTCAAAGCCGAATTAATGGAGGTTGCTGGTGAGTGATTTACAACTATTAACTGAATGGACACCTTTAAGTTATACCGTCGAAATGATCAAAGAGTCTAAAGATTCTCATGCCGGAAAAATATTGCTTAAAGGGATTCTACAAAAATCTGACACCCTAAATCAAAATGGTCGTGTATATCCACGTGCTATTCTAGAAAGAGAAGTAAGAAATTATCAAAAGTTCATTAGAGAAAACAGAGCACTCGGTGAATGCGATCATCCAGACTCATCTGTTGTTGAACTTAAAAATGCTTCCCACATTATAAGAGAAGCTCATATGGAAAATGATGTTTGTTATGGAACGGTCGAACTCCTAAATACACCAAGCGGAAAAATACTTCAAAGTTTAGTAGAATCAGGTGTTACATTAGGGATATCATCTAGAGGTGTAGGTTCAACACGACGTGAAGGTGATACAACAATCGTACAAGAAGACTTCCAGCTGATTTGCTTTGATATGGTTTCTGAACCATCAACACCGGGCGCATTTATGATGAATGAAGGAAAAAAGGTGCAAACAAAAGATTTAGATAAGTTTTTTACCAAAACAGATCGTGTTGATAGAATATTTAACGAGATCTTATCATGGGAGAGTGAATAATGGCACATTGGTCAAAAGGTATGGGACCAAACTTTGTCCCTGCATATCAGGTATCAGGAATTCCTTTCGTAACGTCGTCACATGCTGTTAATTCAATAAACGCTACTGCACAGCAAGTTAAGTTCCCACAAGTGACAAGGTTTTTTGTTGTTACTAATACAGGCGCAAAAACTCTCAGAGTTGGATTCACAGAGAATGGTATCGATGGCGGCCCCGAAGGCGGCGGTCCGAACAAGTTACGTTGGTTTGAAGTACCTGCAGGATTAATGACACCAAGGCTTGAAATTAGGTGTAAAGAGTTGTGGTTTAGAGCTGTGGACGGCAGTAACCCTACAGGCTTCAGTTTAATGGCAGGGTTATCAGGTGTGGCAAGTAATCAATTCCCCACACTTACAGGTTCTTTGCTTTACTCTGGTTCAGATGGCGAACCTCTTGGGGCACCTGTGCCGAAGTTTGAAGGAGTAGGATAAGATGTCAAAAGTAAGTAGACAAAAACTAAAAAGTGTTGTTAAAGAATGCTTAGTTGAAATTTTGAAAGAAGGTATAACAACTCAAGGTAATGTAAGTGAAAATACCCAGCTGTCTGAGAGTAATAGCATGCAAGTTTCAAGAATGCAAGCTTCACAATCACGAACAAATTCAACAAATGCACAACCAGTAAGAAGAAGTAGTGCAGCTGACAACATTTCATATGGTCCTAGAACTGATGCTGCACCTGCCAAAAACCCAGAATTCGACCAAAAGATATCGAATACGATTAATCATCTAACAGATGATCCTATCATGGCTGCAATTTTTAGTGATTCTGCAAGAACTACATTACAAGAACAACTTAGCGCAGAAAATAGAACACCTGCATTTTCGCAAGGCGACCAAGCTGCCAGAACGATGGCAGCAAATGATCCCGCAAACATGTTTAGTGAGTCAGCTGATAAGTGGGCTGCGCTAGCATTTCCAGGCGCAACAAAGAACAATTAAGTAGTTATAATTTAACTGTGCAAGATATGTATATTTGCAGGTGCACAGGAGAATTTTATGTCTACAATTAAAAAGCTTACTCCAGAGATTCTAAAAAAATTTATTGTTGAAGAAAAGAAAAAAATACATACACACGCAGATGAAACTGTTGAAGATGCATGGTCAGGTGGTAACGACAATCTTGTCAAGAAAATTGACTACATTAAGAAATTAGGAATTCAAGAAGCAAAACTTAAGCAGGCACTTAATAAAGTTCAAAAGCACCGCTTAAAACTCAAAGAAACAATTCTTAAGGAACTATAATGGCCACAATTTATCCAACAGTAAACACGACAGGCAAACCCGGTGACGGCGGAAAAGGACAGCGAAATCAGAAGAACATTTCTGCAGCATTTCCAGAATCACCCATAAACACAGATTACACAAACACAGACGCAATAAAAACTGCAGTTGATGTTGACGGAAAAGATGCAGGAGGTATAGTCTCAGGAGCAGCTTCTGTTGTTAATGACGCAGGAGTCTGGGGCTTTAGTACAGTTAGCCTTGAATTCGCAGATGCACCAGACTTAGGTGAAGTTGAAACTGGCGGCGGCGGCCTACCTGCAACACCCTTCGTACCTAACATAACATCACCTGGTGAGGGAAACGCTAATAATCCATTGGCAATGCCTGAATACACTGGTGATCCCATCCCTAAAAATAGTGGCTACGGCTCAGGCTTAGGCTCTACAGCTAGCCCATCTAAGACGTCTCCCAACATCGGCAAAGTTACTGTAGGTTCTTATATATCAGGTAGATCTTACGGTGGTTCAGACGGTCGAAGCTAGTGGCTGGCCAAGATCCGTTATACTATAATCAATCATCTTATGATGGTAATTCCGGCGGCGGATACGGTAAGTCTCAAAAAACACCGAGTTTTGGCACAGGCATCGGCTCAATGCGATCTATGGGGTCAAATAATACAGGGATTTACTTTGAACCTGATTTGTACGACATAGAAGAAGACGAGCAAGAAGAATTTGAGGATGAAACCTTTGATGACAATATTGGAATTGACAGGTTTGTATCAAAAATAAACAGCATTAGACCAAGGCACGATATCTCTAGGCGCGCAGACAGAGGATCATTTGCAGGATCCAGTAACAGGTTTGATCTTGCTGAAATAAATCGTATGCCCACTGCAGGTAAGGGGACAGCTCCATTTAGCAATAGAAAGCTTTACCCCAAGGGCTTCGACGGCGCGCCAGTAGGGTCAGGAGGTTCAGCTCAAGCCTTTAGCACAACAGGTAACTATCGACGGACTGGAACTCAGTACGGTACATCGAGGGCACCCCTAGATAAGATAGGACCAGATTATGATGATTATATCCACAGGTATAGTTTGCAAGATCTGTTCTTTGATGATGAAGACGTGTTAGAAAAAAATAAGCTAAATATAAAAAAAATAAGAAGAGCAGAAGCTGAAGCAAATGAAAAATATTCAGAATCTGAAGAAGCTACTAATGCAACACAATGAAAAATGGTATGTATTTTCGTTTAATCAAGCATATTTAATCAGGGAGAGGGTTTAAAATGTCACAATCTCTTTATCAAGAGGCAATAGCAGAAGCAAAGCAACTTAGAGAAGTTGCTGAAAAGAATGCTAAAAACGCTATAATAGAAGCAATTACACCGCGTATTAGACAATTTATAGAACAACAGCTTATAAGTGAAGAAGATAATTTGGCCGAATCGCCCGATGAATCAAATTTTCTAGAGTCTGTTGTCAGTGAAATGCTAAGCGACGATGATGAAGTAACTTTAAATGAAGCGACCTTAGAGACTTTAATAGGTCTTGCAGGTTCAGGAGAAGACCTTGATGATGCATTAAGCAAGATCAAGAGTCGTACAGTTATAGCTAGCGCGCTTAATGAGTCGCTTGATAGCTTAACAGAAGATGATAAGCAAAAACTTTTAAAGATTGCAAACGATTTAAAGATCAAGGCTGATAGTTTAAGCCTTGACAACATAGTTATCAATGAAGACAATGACACACAAGATCTTGAGGAGTACTCTGAAATGTCAATTAATGAAACTAATGAAACCTTGTATGAGGTGGACCTTGATGAAATTGCTGCTTTGCTTGAGCAAGAGCTAGCTGAAGAAGACGAAGAATCTGACGAAGGTCTCGACTTAGGGGAATTAGATATTGTCCTCGACGATGAAGATCTTGAAGCACTCGGTGTAGACGATCCTGACGCGTTAGACCTTACAGGCCTTGACGTTGATGTAATGATGTCTGATGATTTAGTCACCGGAGACGATGACGAAGAAGTCGAATTAGAAGACGAAGAAGTCGAATTAGAAGACGAAGAAGTTGAAGACGATGAAGAGCTTGAACTTGATCTTGATTCTGAAGAACTTGATGAAGTCTTAGAGATCGACCTTGATATGCTTCGAGACGAGATTAAAAATATGCACTTAGAAGAAGCTAAAGAGCTCACTAAGGTTAAGGGCATTAAAAAAGATATGGCAGACCTCTGGGGCGGAAAAGGCTCTGGTAAGGCTGGCGACGATTTTGGTGGAGGAAAGAGAGAGGGCGATGCTCTGTCTGTTAATATGAATAAACTTTCCGAAGCTTATACCAATGAGAGACGCAAGAATCGATCTCTTAAAACCAAGCTCAATGAATACAGGAGTGCCGTTGAAACACTTCGTGAGCAGTTGACTGAGATGAATTTGTTTAATGCAAAACTTCTTTATGTCAATAAACTTCTACAAAACAAAGATGTAGCACCTTCACAGAGAAAATCTATAATAGAGGCACTCGATGATGCTAGAAGTTTAAGAGAGGTCAAGCTTCTATTTAAGAGCTTGACTGAATCAATCCAAAAGCCTAAGCGTAATAAGCGTCTGACTGAGTCAGTAGCGCGACGTGCTCTCGGGTCATCTTCCAAGGCAACTCAATCATCATCTTCATCAGCTCGTGCTGAAGCAGAGATGGGACGTTGGGCTGAATTGGCTGGAATTAAAAAATAATAACAACTGCTTAAAAAGGATATATTACAATGGCAAAATCTTTCACACTTGAACAACTAACTGAGGGCATTAGACAACGTCACATGGGCTCTCAGAATGTTGCACTCGTCGAGAAGTGGTCACGCACTGGTTTACTTAGAGGTATGGACGGCTACGGTCGTGAGAACATGGCTCTTATGCTTGAAAACCAGGCTGCGCAACTTCTTCGCGAGGCTAACTCATTAGGTACAGGCGGCGGCGGCGGAACAGCCTCTGGTGATCTCCGCGGATTCACTAACATAGCGTTTCCAATCGTTCGTCGTGTTTTCGGCGGGCTTATAGCAAATGAGCTTGTTTCCATCCAGCCCATGAGCCTTCCTTCCGGACTGCTCTTTTATCTGGATTACACTTACGGCACTCGTGTCGGCGGTGATACAACTCTTGCTGATGGTACAGCTGGCAACGCTGATGCACAAACATACGCACTTAACCAGTCTATCTACAACAACCCAACAGGAAAGGGCGTTCGCTCTGGTTCACAGGGCGTCGGCGGTCAATACGACCTTGTCGGTACTTCGTACACCAAGGTGCACTCTTCTTCAGGACTCCCAACAGCACACATGATTGCTTCGGGCGCTTTCCAGGGTAATGCAACACTCCAGACTGGTGCTAAATGTCACGCTACTGGTACAGATGGCAAGATGCTTCAGTATGACCCACAAGTTCTTGATCTTATCGAAAATGATAATGGTCTCAGCACTGATGGTCAATTCCAGCTCATCTTCATCGATCCAGAAGCATTCGGTTCTAGCATTGACTTGACACATGTCAAGGACATCTCGCTATTCTCCGGACACGGTGGCCAGCCTGGCCTTTCTGCCCCTGGTGCTGACTTCCAGGGTGGCAAGAACGTTCTTAACATTCGTCGTTTGAACCAACTCGGTACATTCAAGAATGGTAAGTTCACTTCTAAGCCTCTCGTCGGAAGAACAGGCGCTAATGCTGCACTAATGTTCGTCATGTCTGGTACACTTATTCCAGCTGATGATCTTACAAACCTTACTGGTTCGTGTGTCATTGCTCCGACTCTAGATGTTGAGTCCGGTGTTGGATCTACTCTGACAATTCCTTCCTTCGAGTCGGATTTCAGTTCATCCTCACCTTCTCCAATCATCCCAGAGATCGACATCAAGATCGAATCCATCGCGGTTACAGCTGCGACCCGTAAGCTCCGTGCTCGCTGGTCACCAGAACTCGCACAGGACCTGAACGCTTACCACAGCCTTGACGCTGAGGTTGAGCTTACTCAGATCCTCTCCGAGCAGATCGCGCTTGAAATCGATCGTGAGATTCTCAACGACCTCCTTACAGAGGCCAATGGCGCTAACTACTACTGGTCAAGAATGCCCGGTAAGTTCGTCAACAAGAAGACAGGCGCAGAAGCAACAGCTTCTTCTACCCTTGCTTCCGGTCCTCAGTTCACTGGTACAGTTCGGGAATGGTACGAGACACTGGTTGAGACTATTATCGATGTTGCTAACGAGATTCATCGCAAGACCCTTCGTGGTTCTGCTAACTTCATCGTTTGCTCACCCGATATTGCAACAATCTTCGAGGCTTCCGTCCTCTACAAGCCCAACTACAGCCTTGATGGCCAGGGTCAGGTCGGTAACCCAATGCAGCTTGGCGCAGCACCAATTGGTTCTCTGAGCAACCGCTTCACTGTCTACAAGGATCCGTACTTCCCACGGAACAAGGTACTTGTTGGATATAAGGGTGGTAGCTACCTCGAGACCGGTTATGTTTACGCTCCGTACGTGCCGCTGATTGTTACTCCTACTATCTTCCAGCCAGAAGACTTCACACCCCGTAAGGGCGTGATGACTCGCTACGGTAAGAAGATGGTTCGCTCTGACTTCTACGGTACAGTTACTGTTCAGGATCTTAACATTATCTAGAAATAGAAATGTTATCATTAAAGGCGACCCGTAACGGGTCGCCTTTTTTTATTTCTTTACTGTCTTTTGTCAGTTTAAAAGATAAGTAGAATTAAGCCCGGTTTATATAATCACCTGACACCCGCGGGGAACCGGAAGCATCGGGATGTAACTCTAAATTCTTTAAAGGAGAAAGATTATGCCAAAAGTAGAAATTTCAAGCGCGAAAGGCTTAGTACAGTCAGCCGGTTCAGGCTTCACATTTAACGGTGTTGCCACAGCATTAAGCACGCAATCCATCGCAGCTCCCGCAGCTGCCGCAGCCTCCGACACTTCCAGAATCCTGACCACCACACAGCTGGCCTTGATTTCACAAGCCAATGATGCTAATGATCGTGTTTATTTGCCTTCGCCAACAGCCGTTCCAACCGGCCACTGGGTCATTATTTCCGACATCACTGGAGGAGGTTATGAGCTAAGCGCAGAGGGCGACGGCACCACTGCAACAACAATCAACGGAACTGCGGTAACGAATGGCGCTGGAGTTTATGCGAAAGAGCTTGCAGTTGCAGCTGACCAGACGTTGATAGCCACCAAGTCAGGTGCTAATGCTTGGGTCGTTGGAACGATGTCGGCAACAGTGCCAGACTAGGAATATTTAATATTGAGCTATTTTCATATATTTGTTAGATAATAGTGACTATTCGGGGCACCTTAAAAAAGGTGTCCCGTTTTTATTTACATGTGTTCATAATATTTAGTATATACGACTTCCGCTATGATTTTACAATCAGCTAAGTCCATAGTTATATTTAGCGGTAGATTAAAATGGCAAGCACTGTAAAGAAAAGCCTAGCAAAATCAAAAAAGAAAGAGGATACCATGTCATCTGATGATTTTTATAAAGAAGCACAAAGACAACACTTGAGAGAACTTCTTGATTCACAACAAAATGAAGTGAATGTTGAAGGTGAGCAACAACCAGCGGAACCCAAGCAGGAAGTAGTTGCGCCACCGGAACCAGTACAACAACAAACTCCAGTGTCCGCTCCGCCTATACCAGTTCAGACTGAGGCTACCCAACCAGCACCTGTGCAGCCACCACCCGTAATTCAGCAGCCTGTTATTGCTACGCCTGTTCAGCCACCCACACCACCTGCTTTAAGTTATCAACCTCAAGAAACAGTTGAGCAAGAAGAAGATGACGACGATTTCGACTTTGTTTCTGATTATGATGAATCTGTTGAGACAGGTGTCAGCAATTTACTCCCTGAAAATACAGCAAAGTCTTCGCTTTCTGTAGGCTTCGTCGGCATAGGCGGCGGCGGCGGCAAGATGGCTAAGGCATTTCTTGACATTGGTTTTAACAAGACACTTGTTGTTAACACTACACCAAAAGATCAACCAGACGGATTAGACGCAAAACACTTTCTATTACTACCCGGAGCAGACGGTGTAGGGAAGGATGTTGAATTAGGGAAGCAAGTCCTAAAAGATAATGGTGCGTTTGTTGAAGATAGACTACGCACTCGGTTTGGTCAAGTTGATTGGCTTTTTGTTTTGGCAGGCGGCGGCGGCGGAACAGGTAGTGCTTCTCATGCACTCGACGGCTGCTTTACAAGATACCTCAAGTCAGTCCAGGCAAGTGGTCGTGTAATTTATGTAATTACTTCACCCACTGCACAAGAGCTTCTAAACCCAACAATCAAGGCAAACTATGAGTCAACTAAAGCTGATGTCAAAGACTCACCTCACATCATAATAGATAATGAGCGTCAACTACAGTTATTAAGAGGTCGTATTGGAATGCTAGGGATGTACCCAACTGCAAATAAGAGTTTTGCAAAACTTGTTGGACAAGTTCTCAAACTATCATCAGAGCATTCCCCAGTTCAGACATTTGACTCTAAAGATCTTGAGCGATGTCTAAGTACAGACGGAAGAATATTTTTAGGTACAAGCGTTATTAAAGATCCAAAAGACTCTAATTTAGGTGCACAGATTTATCAGAATTGTCTCCAGAAGTCTCCGTGTCCGTTACCAAGGGGTAATATCCAAACTGGTGTACTGTTGCTTGTAGTAACTTCTGAGATGGCTTCTGATCCACAGATTAGTAGACACATGGAAGCTGCAATCTCTTACGTCGGCGGCAGAGCAAATGCGCTGTTTTCAGGCGTGTATGTAAAAGAGAAAATACCCGGACTTGTTGCTATTACAGTGCTTGGTGGACTATAATTTTTAAAAAAAATGAATGCTGTTATTCGCTTAGCTAGCTGTCTTATTTAATAACAGACATCAAGAAAACAAATCTTGAGAATTAATCACTTCGATCGCAACACAATATTTATGATTGTACTACTGTCTAGAAGGTGTGATTCGCATGGCGAGCTTTGAAAACACAACAAATCCTACTCCCTTTGGTTTTTTTGATAATGAAACTGACTTTCAACATGAAGCAGACAATATTGTTACTTTTATTAAGCGAAAGCTAGGCGATGATATCTTAAGCGTTGAGTTGACAAAAAAACAAATTTGGGGAACATTTGAGGAAGCTGCGCTAGAGTATGGTTCAATATTAAATCAGTATCAAGCAAAATCACAGATGGTCCAATTTTTAGGAATGCCTACAGGCAGCTTTATGTCTGGGTCAGAACAACGGTTGCCTAGAGAAAATTTAGAATATCTCAATAGAGCAGCTGAACCCTACGCAATGGAAGCCGGCATCGGTGGTTCTTATGACATGATCTCAGGATCAATTCAATTAGAAAAAGGTAGACAGGATTACGACTTATACACAGAGCTTAAAAATGGAGCAGGAGACGTAATTTTTAACTCAGGTTCAAATACACTTGCCGGCCGCAAAACTAAATTAAAAGTAAGCGAAGTTTTTCACTTTAATCCGCAAGCTGCGTATAGATTTTTTGATACAACTTCAGCTGTAAACTATCTAAATAATGAATTCTCATTTGAGTCATTTACCCCTGAGACAATTTTTTATGTCTTACCTGTATTTGAAGATGTTCTGAGGGCGGGCCAGCTTGACTTATCAAATAGGGTGAGAAGATCAAACTATTCTTATAAACTTATGGGTACAAGGCTTAGGGTCTTTCCGACGCCTACGAATCAAGTCCCATCAAAGCTTTGGCTTCGTGTTATGTACCATCCAGACCCATTGAACCCTGCTTATCAAGATGATACTATCCACGGGGTGTCAAATTTATCAAACATTCCTTTCGGTAATTTAAGATTTAATAGGGTCAACTCAATTGGTCGACAGTGGATAAGACAATATACACTCTCTCTAAGTAAAGAACTTCTCGGTTTGGTTCGTTCTAAGTTTGGTAGTATTCCTGTCCCTGGGTCTGAATTGACGCTTAACGGAACAGATCTAGTCTCCCAGGGAAGAGAGGATCAAACAAATCTAAGAACAGAATTAAAAGAGATGCTTGAGACACTAACTTACGATAAATTGATTGAAGTTGCAGCAGCAAGATCTGAATCAATTCAAAAACAATTAAAATTTGTACCTATGCCTAACGGCAAAGCAATATTCATGGGCTAATAAGAACTAATGGCAAGACTTTTCATCACACCTCGTGAAATAAATTTTATTAATGATATCGGTAAAGAAATTGTCAAAGATGTCATTGGTCAAAAAATTTATTATTTCCCGATATCGCAAATAAAAACACGCGTCCATGACATATATGAAGAAGCGCCTGAAAAAGTATTTGATAATCCCATCAATCTAGATGCACTTGTCAAATACAACCCACAAGAAGTGCGAGCAAATGAATTTGGTTTTGAAGAATTCTTTACGATCGAAGTATATGTTCAGCAACGAGACTTAATAGATAAACAGATATCTGTCAACGAAGGCGACTTTTTTAGTTACGGGACTGTGTTTTTTGAAATTATACAAGCACCAGATAGCGATCTAATCTATGGACAGGTCGAGCACGAAGGTTTTACAACTATTACCGGGCGACAAGCAAGAAAAGGACAGTTTATTTCAAAGGTGTTTGGCCCGTTCGGAGAAGAGTATTCAGATCCAGATGCTGTACAAAATACATTCGTCCAACAACGTGGTTACGCAACTAATAGAGAGGGTCCAACAGGTGATGTTAGAGCACTTCAAAAAGAAGGTGTCCTTGAAACCCCCGTCTCAGGAAAACCTGCTGAAGTATCGCCACGTGGTGATACACCAGGTGTAGGCTCATCTTTTTACGGGGATGATTGTTAGGAGAAATTATGGCATCAGGAGTAGAAGACCCACTAAAAGGTACAAACGTACCTACAGATTTTGAAATCCCACCATGCGGAATTGAAGATCTAGATCGCGCGCTATTTAATTTATTTGATAAGCGTTTATCTTTTTCTATTGAGGTTAACAATACGCCCAAAAAGGTGCCTGTTGTATTTTCTACAGGTGAACGATTTGCGTTAACAAGACGAGCGCCCCCTGTTAGAGACAAAAATAATGCTTTAATCTTACCGATCATTGCAATAAAAAGAAATACAATTAATTTTAGCCCAGGTCAAGAAGGCCTTGGTTCACCGATCGCAAACAGAGATCAAGACGGGTATGTTGTCCGCAGAAGACTTGACAAGAGTGATAGAGATTATCAAAATATTGTCAATAGGCTAAGATTAAAAAATCAAGAAAATGTAGCATCAAGAAATAATTTTGGAGATCAAACTATATTTCCAGGAAATACTTCAAAACCAGGTACAGTTGCTTCACGACGAAACGGAAAAAACCTAAGTCTTAGAAGCAGCACGTCAGGTCATCTGCTTGAAAGTAATCTAGGTAACAATATTTTTGAGGTAATTACTGTACCTTACCCGAAATTTATTGTTGCAAACTATGAGATTACATTCTGGACACAATATACAGTTCATATGAACCAGATTATAGAAAGTTTAATTGCACAGTTTGATGGTCAAGAAAAAGGTTTCAAGATAGAAACAGACAAGGGTTATGAGTTTTCTGCACTTTTCCAGGGTGAATTAACACCTGCTGACAATTTCACAGACTTTACAAATGATGAAAGAATTATTCGATATACTTTCCAGGTGAAGGTACCGGGATTTTTACTTGCAACAAGAATAGATGGCATGAAAAATCCATTTAGACGTTATTTGACAGCGCCACAAATAGATTTTGGAATAGATCAAATTTCTTCACAAGCTATAAAAACATCAAAATCATCAGTAACAGGTGAAGAGATTGGAAAAGATGGCACTAAGAAGTTTATATTAAGTGATACTGAACTATTAGACAAGACAGGCGAAGCGCCTTTAGCAAGGGGTCAAACAGGCGCTCAACTTAAGCAGTTAATAGAAAATCCTTTTACAGGCGAAACTAAGACAGTTTATAGTCGAGTGAAAACTAGGAATCAGCGACGAGGAGAAACAGTTGCAAGTTCCCTAATTGTTGTTAATTTAGAAACTTCAAATGATCAGTCACAAGATTAGACATTTGAGTGTGTGTGCGATAGTTATTAGTGCATAAAGTGTTTTTTAGGAGATAAATCAATGGCTGAACAGGTTTTCAGATCACCAGGGTTTTTTGAAAGAGAGATTGACTTATCTCAGCGAGAAAAAGAGATCGTCGGTGTTCCCGCAGGCGTGATTGGTACAGCTGAGACAGGTCCTGCTTTTATTCCAGTTACTATTGGCTCAATGGCTGATTTTAAGGCGAGGTTTGGTTCTCTTGACCCAACAAAATTTGGTCCGTACGCAGTAAGCGAGTTCCTTAAGAATAGAACAGCATTAACTTATATAAGAGTCTTGGGCGCAGGAAATAACGAAACAACAACAGATTTTGTTAATACTCGAAACGCGGGCATTGTTAAGAGTGCAGGTTTCATTGTCAAAGGCGAATCAAGCGATGACACGAATGCAGCACACAACGGTGCTGTACAGTTTATTGTTGCAAGACACTTTGTGTCTACTTCAGTAGATGCAGGATATCCGATATTTTCTTCCAACGATAGTTTTGCGGTTAATAATCCTCGAGCAAACACTAAAACTGAAGACCCTCATTTGCTGGAAGGGGAGCATGTAAATCTTGTTAGAGCAATGCTCTTTACAGCGACAGGCTCACGCTTCCAGATGTTACCTCATGATCAATACTATCCTGCTGCTCCTACTGGGTACGGCCGGACAACAACGGGATCTGTTGGAACAACTACAGGTGTAGCGATGTACAAGCGTTTTAAGCTCGTATTATCGACAAGCGCAAACTCTGCTAATGAATACAAATTTAATGATGAAGGAAAAGTTGGTATTAAGATATACACAGCATCTTTAGATCCTTCTGATGAGATGTACATCGGAAACATTCTAAATACTGATCCTGAGCAGTTTCAGAGAGAGAATCACCTACTCTATGGTGATTTTGCTGTCGAAGACGAAGTTGCTACAACAATGAACTACGCAACAGGTACAATAGCAATAATTTCAGGATCCTCTAGCTCTGCAACAGATGCAGGATTATCTACCACAAACTTTAGAGACTTGTTCGGCCGATTCGATGCACGTTACAGTAGCGCTAAAACGACGCCATTTATCTCGCAGCCTTACGGTGACACAGAATACGACCTCTTTCACTTTGAGACAATTTCTGACGGCGCTGCTGTTAACACAAAGTTTAAGATTTCAATTTCAAATGTTAGAAAATCAACAGATCCAACAGATCCATACAGCACATTTACTGTTCTTGTCCGCGGGTTTGGTGATACAGATACAGGCGCACAGATCCTTGAGCAATACTCACAATGCACACTAAATCCAAATAGCGCTGACTATGTTGGAAAGAAAGTAGGTGACTTAAAGGTCGTGTTCAACTTTGATGCAGAGTCTTCCTCAGAGCGTAGATTTGTGACAACTGGTAAACACCCAAACATGTCAACACGCGTAAGAATTGTTATGAACGCTGCTGTTGAAGATGGTCTTGTACCGGCTGACGCACTCCCATTCGGATTCAGGGGTTTACCCGTCTTAAAGACATCTGATACTCTTACAGATTCTGGGACTGCTCTAAAGGATCCTGCTTCAGGCGAAACATTGGGTGTTAGTATTGCAAGGCGCCTTGCAATTCCATCTGGATCTGCGGATGATGATGACTACCGCGATATGCCGGTAATTAGCCTCACAGGTTCTATTGTCCCACCGGTACCGATGACATTCAAGGTAACTAGAGGCAACGTCTCTACAGATCTTTCTGGATCTTACGGTCAACCTGGAACAAACGAGATCGTCGACAGCCGTTACTACTGGGGAATCAAGACGACACGTGTACCTCGCACCGGCACACTAGATAATTCAATTCTAAACGTCAACGCAGGTGGTGAGACAAACAATCTGCTTAAGACGTATACGAAGTTTCTTGGTCTGGAAAAAGCTGGAACAATGGTCACAGGATCAGGTGCAGACGCGTTTAGTAACAATAAATTCTCACTAACAAAGGTCGCATTCTTAAACTTTTGTGCATCAGATCCAGAAGCTTCTGACCTTGCGTCACTTGTTGTTGCTCAGATGACGGGCACAGCACCTGATCACATGAAAGAAGCAGCTTACATAAGAAACGGTAAAGTTGACAAGAGATACTATACTGTAAATACTGGTAGTACGTTTAGAATTACACTTGGCACATTGGCTTCGTTGACATCGTCTACTGAGTTTAATAAGTTTTCTGACTTTGCCAAATTTACCAATATCTTTTATGGCGGCTTCGACGGTGTCAACATCCTTGACACAGATATGGCACGTTTAAATGATAAGGCATCATCTAGTGATACAGGCGGTAAGGCATCAGCTGTTAGACCTGCAGCTAATACTGCACTTGACATAGGGTTGAGCAGTGACATGCTAGTTGGAAGTGGCAAAGACAATAACATTGTTGCATCATATCGTGCCGCTTCTGAGATCATGCTTGATCCAATGACTACAAGAATCAATATCTTGAGTATTCCCGGCATTAGAGACAGTTATGTATCTGATTTTGCAATCGACTTAGTAAAGGATTACAGTAAGGCGATCTATTTAGTAGATATGGCATCATATGATGATGACAAAGCAAGAATATATGACGGTGATGACAAGAAAGTTAATGTTGGTGAAACAATTTCTAAATTTGAATCAAGGGCGCTGGATAGCAACTATTCTGCAACATATTTCCCAGATGTCAGCATGACTGATCCCAATACAGGCAACCCAGTTGCTTTACCGGCATCAGTTGCTGCACTTGCTGCGTTAGGATTTAATGATAATGTTTCATATCCTTGGTTTGCGCCAGCAGGATTTAATAGAGGCGCTCTTTCAACCGTCGTGAATGCTAAGGCAAGATTGACAGCCGGCGATAGAGACTCACTGTACGAAGCAAGAATTAATCCGATAGCTTCGTTCCCTAATGCAGGTTTTGTAATCTTCGGACAGAAGACACTGCAACAAGCTCGATCAGCACTTGATCGTGTCAATGTTCGTAGAATGTTACTTGAAGTTAAGCGTGTAATTTCAGGAATCGCAAATGGCATTCTTTTTGAACAAAACACACCATCAACAAGAAATAAATTTATTGCACTCGCTACTCCTCAGCTTGCGCTTATACAGGCACAGCAAGGGATTGATGAATTTAGAATTGTTATGGACGAGTCTAACAATACTCAAGAAGATATTGAGTCTAACACACTAAACGGTAAGATAGTCGTAGTTCCGACTCGTGCTGTTGAATTCATCTCAATTGACTTCATCATCACAAATGCTGGTGTAGAATTCGTATAGATGATAATTACTTAAAGATGATTTTGGAGATAACTTAAATGCCCGAACTTACATTTCGAAGCCCAGGCGTAAGCACTAGAGAAATTGACCTTTCTGGCCCAAGGAGAGTAGCTCCTGTTGGGACACCAGCCGGCGTTATCGGTACAGCTGATGATGGACCTGCATTTGTTCCGATTACAGTGGGAAGCTATTCAGACTTTACAGGTCTATTTGGCGCGTCAGACGGCGAAAAATTTGGACCGCTTGCAGTAAACGAGTGGCTTAAAAACGCAGCTTCCTGCACCTACGTACGTGTTCTAGGTGTGGGAGATGGTAAAAAGAAAAATTCTACTACAGGAAAAGTAACAAATGCTGGCTTTGTTGTAGGCGCAAAACAGGTTCAACCCAATGGTGTTGTTAACGAAAACCCGTATGCTAATAGTGGCGGTGTCCCAGGAAGAACATACTTCTTAGGTGCCTTCATGTCAGAGTCAAATGGCAGCACAATATTTTCAGACGCTGGGATTCAAGTAAACACACCATCAGCAACAGCAGCTACTGTCACACTTACATTTAATAACGCACCGGACGCCGATGATACAATCACTATTGTGTCAACAGACGGCACTTCAGTGACATTTACCGTTACAGCTACAACAGAAAGCGGCACGGAGTTTGGTAGGGACGGCACCAAACACGGAGCAGACAAATTAGCAACTGCAATTGGATTAAGTTCACTTTCTGGCAAAATCTCAGTAGGTTCTGTTGGTGGCTCAGACCCTTATACAATAACTCTTACTCAAAACACAGGTGGTTCAGCCGGGAACAGGACTATAACATCAGATCTAGCCAGTGTTTCTATCGGTGGTAATACTGTAGCTACAAACGGTGACTTCACCGGGGGTTATGAAAATAATCACGCAGCACCAATCATACGCGGTGTACTTCTTGCTCCAAGTGGTGTTACATTAGCGTTGTCTGGAAACTTCACTTATGACAGTACAGCCCCTGCGACTACATTAACTGCAAGTGCACGATGGGGTGCAACCAAAGAGGGTGTTCAGTCGAACGGTGGCGCTGGTCATAGTTACACAGGTAACCTTGGCATGCGCGGTGCGCAGACAGGATCAATCAAGGTAGGTAGTCAAGAGTTTGTCATGCTCCTGAACGGGCACAAGGGTTCATCGTTATATCCGCGTGTTGTCACAGCATCGATGGATATGAGAAATTCTAATTATTTTGGAAATGTCCTTAATACAGACTCAACAAAGATAGAAGAAGCAGGACATTGCCTTTACGGTAGATATGATATTCACCCAGCGCTAGCTGTCGTAACAGGTGTAGGTGTGGTGAATCCAGGTGCGACTGACCAAGGAGACGGCACTTATAACGATGCTGTTTTCCTGACACGCGGTTCAGGAAGTCTTAATCATAATAACGGCTCTTCAACTAGACCTAATTATGAGTCCTTTCAATCGAGATATACAACAGCATTTTCACCTTATGTTATTTCTCAGGACTTTGGTGGTTCACCATATGACGTGTTTAGAGTCGAAGCTCTCTCAGACGGCGCTGTTTCAACAGATAGATTTAAGATATCAATTGAAAATATCAAGAAAACTAATTCTGATACAGACAAGTTCGGCTCATTTGATATAGTCGTAAGAGCATTCAGTGACACAGATGAACTGCCCGTTGTTTTAGAAGCATTTAGAGGTGTCGATTTAGACCCAACTTCAGGAAGATTCGTTGCACGCATCGTCGGTGATCAAAAGGCATACTTCAATTTTGATGCAAATTCAGGAGCACAAAAACTTGTAGTTGAAGGTGATTATCCAAACAACTCAAGACTCATAAGAATTAAACAGTCCACAGCGCTTAAGAAATCTGAAATTCCTGATGAAGGCCTTCCCATGGGCTTCCGCGGTCCATATCACCTTGTGACTTCTGGTTCAACACAACTTGCACCAGTAACAGGCACATTAAATTATGCAGGTGTTAATCCTGCAGGTTCTGCTGATATTCAAGGGAAGATGGTAAACATCAATAGAGCGGTCGAGCCGCCTATACCATTTAGAGAAACTGTTGCAATGGGCACAGGTCAAACAAAGCGTGCAAAGTCCTCACTTTACTGGGGTGTTCAGTTTAGCAACAAAGAAGACCTTAACGAACCAAACAAAGTTTCGTTATTTAACTCATCAATGAACACATACGCAAAATTCTTCCCAAGATTTGAAGGATCAGATCAAGACTTCTCAGTAGGTGATAACGCAGGCGCAGCGGATTCAGGCGGCGTAATATTTGACTCTGATAGATTTAATAACAATAAATTCTCTCTTGAGAAATTACAGGTCAGAACAGGTTCAGACACACTTGCTGACCCATCTTACTGGTTAAGCGCTTCTTATACACGTAAGGGAACAATTGTAGCAGACGAAACTAACAAGACACGTGCATTCAAGGTCGATGATCTTAAATCAGCAGCTAATAGAAACTTTGCTAAGTTTACGTTCTTCTTGCAAGGCGGATTTGATGGTACAAACATCTTCAACAAAGATAAGATGAAACTAACAAATGCTGCAGCTATTAGAGAAATGGATGATGCAACAGCACAGGGCGCAACTTCAGGTCCTACAGTTGCTTCGTTTAGAAAAGCTATTGACATAATGGGTAACACCTCAGATGTTTCAATAAAACTCCTCGCGATCCCTGGAATAAGAGAAACAGGTATCACGGACTACGCAATAGACGCTGTTGAAAGTAGATTTGATGCTCTGTACATTATGGATATTGAGGAGAGAGATACACTCAATACTGTTGTTACATCTTCTGCGCAAGTTGTGCATGTTAAGAATACAACTACAGATTTCACAAATAGAGCGCTAGATACATCTTTTGCAGCAGCATACTTCCCTGATGTCATACAACGTGATCCAGGCGTAGGGACAAATATTCAGGTTCCGCCTTCGGTTGCAGTACTAGGTGCATTTGCTCTGAATGATGCCATTGGGCATCCCTGGTTTGCTCCTGCTGGATTTAGTAGAGGCGCATTAAATGATGCTCAGAGGGCTGCTGTAGAGCTTAAACGATCAAACCTCGACGATCTTTACGATGTCGATGTCAACCCGATTACAGACTTCCCAGGCACAGGGCTTGTTGTCTTCGGTCAGAAGACTCTACTTGCAGCAGCTTCAGCGCTTGACAGAGTTAACGTTAGACGACTGCTTATCGAAATCAGGCGTAACGTTAGAGCTGTTGCAAACACCCTATTGTTTGAGCCTAACAGGCAAACAACATTGGATAAATTCAACGCTTTGGTTAACCCAATTTTACAGGGTATTCAAGAGAAGAATGGACTTGCAAGGTTTAAGGTAATCATTGATACAACTACAACTACGCAAGCTGACGTTGAGAATAATACGATTAGAGGCAAGATTTTCGTTCAACCGACACGGACAATCGAGTTTATTGCACTTGACTTCGTAGTAACTAATGCAGGCGCAGGTGCTTAAACTTTAGGAATACAATAACACTTTGATATACTTAGTATAGAAGAAAGAATCTAGGAGATTTACAACATGGCAGAGACACTATCAGTTCAGGACATGCTACCCAATAAATTCGAACCAAAAAGAGTTTTTAGGTGGATATTTGCCATTGAAGGTATTGACGCATTTCTTATGAAAACTGCAGCACGACCCTCGATGTCAATTGCCGAACAAGAAATTCCGTTTATTAATGCAAAAAGATACGTTGCAGGTAGGTTGACATTCAACACTATGGATGTTACACTTTATGATCCCATCGCTCCATCGGCTGCTCAGCAAGTCATGGAATGGATACGGACTCATCAAGAGACAGTATCAGCACGTACTGGTTACGCTGACTTCTACAAGCGAGATTGTCAAATCAAGCTTCTTGACCCAGTTGGTACTGTTGTCGAGTTGTGGGACGTTAAAGGCGCACAAATTACATCTGTTGATTACCAGTCACTCACGTATGAAGATGAATCTTCACCAATGACTGTTGGTATGACACTTAGATATGACAACTGCGTCTTACAATTCTAGATTTCTTAGACTCATTAATTAAAGCCTCTCATTTGAGAGGCTTTTTTATTTTACATACATTTTATTTGCAGCTATAATTTTTAATAGAAACTGGAGAAAATGTGTCTAATAAGAGAAAGAATGAAATCTTTGGGGCCCAAGCCTTAGGTCAAGCTGGAGGTCAATCTGGCATGCCTAGAAGCGATGTTATGAAAGATGATTTTGGTTGGGAAATACCGGTTGAGACTGTCCCTTTACCATCCGAGGGTAAAGTTTACGATGCTAATTCTCCTTTATCAAATAAGACAATGCTTGATATCAAGGCCATGACAGCAAAGGAAGAAGACATACTAACTTCAAGAGCGCTGATTAAAAAGGGTACAGTAATTACGTCCCTCCTTCAGTCTTGCATTCTAGACCCGGGAATTAATGTTAGCGATATGCTTACAGGTGACAGAAATGCTTTGATGATTGCTGTTAGAATTACAGGTTATGGTGCAGACTATCGGGCAGATGTGACTTGTCCTACATGCGATGCAAAAAGTCAACAAAATTTTAATTTAGGCGAATTGCCGATCAGGCGACTTAACATAGAACCAGTAAGCCCAGGAGAAAATAAGTTCTCGTTTATGCTTCCAGTGACAAAAAAAGAAGTACACTTTAAATTCTTGACAGGTCGCGATGAAGAAGAGATGAGCATTATAGCTGAGAGGAAAAAAGCTGTTTTACCTGAAATGCAGGGAGACAGCCTTGTAACTTCACGCTTAGCGCGTTCAGTTGAGTCCATTAATGGAATAACTGATAAAAATAAAATCAACATCTTCGTTGACAGGATGCCTGCTCAAGACTCTAGAAAGCTTAGAGCATACATGGATGCAAATGAACCAGGTATAGAAATGAAGTCTTGGATGGCCTGCCCTAGTTGCGGCGAGTCATCGGAGGTCGAGCTCCCTATGGGAGCAAACTTTTTTTGGCCTAGGGATTAGTGCGAGAGAAACGTTCTTAGAACACGCATTCATCTTACAGTATTATCTTGGCTTAAACTATTCTGATTGCAGAATTATGCCAATTAGATATCGCAATTGGTTCATTGATAGGCTTGCAAAAGAGCTAGAGAATAGCCGATCAGCAATGTCAGACGCACCTGAAGATATGACACGAAGTCATTCTCGGCCAAAGGGTGCAAAGCATTTCTAAGGTAAACTCTGCATACGTATATTTATAGTGTGAGGACCGGCTTATAATGGCACCAAAAGACCCAAAAGGCCCGCAGGCTAAAATCTACGAAAAGATTAATCGGCAGTTAGGCGTTACACAAAAACTGCTGAGAGATCAAGCAGTCTTGCATGAGACTATTAATTCAGTCTTGCGTGATGGTATTGAATCAGCATCTGACGCTGGAGCGCGTGTTGATGTAATGCTCAAAAAGCAAGGTGTGTCCTTAGACAGCTCTTTTAGTCGAACTGCAAGAGAACACGGCAGAATGGCCGATGAAATCGAAAAACGCGGCACTGAGATGGCCGATAGAGCAGAGGGTGATAGTAAATCGATCATAGCTAAAGGCAAAGCAGCACTCGATTATATAAAAAAAGGTCTAGCAGCAGGAAAAGACTACACAGATGCGGGAATGATTAAGGCACAAAATGTTCTAAGCGCCCAG